CCTGGGAACCACGGGGCAACACCATCCACCGAGCCATGGAAGTCATGGCACACCAACGCTTCAACCCCAACCCACCGCCGAACCTCTCTCCACCGCCCCATGGTGATTACGGCGCCTGGATCGAACCACTCCTCACCCACGAGCTCTGGGAACGCATCACCGTCATCGGCGCTGAAGTCATGGCCTACAGCCTGCGTCGCAACGTCGCTGGCACCGCCGACCTCGTCATCCGCTTCGCTGATGGCACCTACGGCATCGCTGATCTCAAAACCCAAAGCTCCGAGCGCTCCACCCCCTACGACACACGCCCGCAACTCGGTGCTGGTGTCGAAATGATCGGCGACCACTACAAGCTCCTGATCTCCCGCTGCCTCACGCTCTGGTCACGCCCAGGCACCCTCGTCATCCAAACCCACACCGCCGACGAGTGCCTACAGGCTTGGTTCGATGTCTGCGAGGAATACACCGCACGCTTTCGCCCCTTCTAGGCCGCTAATTAGCAGCCGCTAGTCCACTCCAGGCCCATCCCGTGCCACTCTTGTCCAGCCGGGATGGCCCGAATACAACACCCGCAAGGGGAATCAGGGCAGGTGCATGCGGCACCATCGGAATCCCGGCACCCAATCGCTAGCCTCCCTTGACAGCTAGCGTTGGCTAGCCTATCTTCATGTGTACGGGGGCGACCCCACCGCATTCACACCATGAACCCACTGCACACGGTTCTCCCTGACGCGGCACCTTCCGGTTGGGCTGAGCGCTATCTCTTCAACAGCGCCATCCTCTCCGAGTGGTGTCACGAGCACGATCTCGATGACATGCACGCCACCTTCATCGCGGCGGGCATCCCCTACACCGTCCAGTACGTCCCTCCCGCTGTCCGCGCTACTGACAGCGACTGGTACGACGAACCGCGCTCCATCGAGTCCCGTAACTCCTTTGCGCAGTACCAATGATTAGCGCTAGCGAGCTACAGCAGCTTCTCGATCAAGCCCTAACCAACGACATCCACGAAGAAGACGCCACCGAGTTCCTCGAAGACCACGGCATCCCCTTCTTCTCCCACAACCGTCAAACACTCATCACCCTCGCCTACCGCAACGGCTGGAGGCCAACCCCATGACGATGACGCCCTGCATTCGCTACCGCGCTTGGCTCGCCTGCTCATGCCGCATCCCTTGCCCTGAACATCCATCCAATCCTTACGAGTGGGCCTACGTACGCGAATCCATACGCCTCTACGACAAATGGGTGCATCAGATGTGGTCCAACTACAACCGCAAACCTATGCCACAACCGGGCTACTCGGGCTTCACCGATCCCCAATTCGATCAATGGCTGCAACGCATCTACCTCCCCAAAGACCAATGACCACACCATCCCTCCCCCCTTTCATCACCCGCACCAATCGCCGCACATATCAACGCACCACTTCAGTACCTGCCCGTCCACACCGCAAACCCTCCAAACCACCATCCTTTCTTGATCGTCATGGCGAAGTCATCTGCTTCATCTGGTCTTGTCTCCTCATCGCTGCTCTCATCCTCGCTGCCTTCTCTTGACGCCAAACTAGATCGTCTTGTCCTACTAAAACAACTTGTCAAAGAGCATCAAGCTGAAATCGATGCCATCAACGACGACCTTGATCAGCTGGTTGAATCAGGTGAAGCTGAAACTGAAATCGTTTGGAACGATCACAAGATCACTCGTCGCTCTCTTAAGTCCTACACCTACCCAGGCCACATCCTCGAACAACGCGAACAGCTCAAAGCATCCGAGCGACTATCGGTCGCCTTGGGCGAGGCCCAGGTAACCCTCAAATACTTCTGGGAAGTCCGCGGCGCATGACCCCGCATGACCACCAGCCCTGTTGGCTCATCACCCTAACCGGCACCTACCTCACACCACAAGGCACCTTCTCCGATAACCCCGCAGAAGCAATCACCGCCGAACGCTGGTACCTAGAACGCCAACAATCTCGTCTACCAGTCGCCACACTAATCATCCGAGCCCTATCACCCATCAATGGAAGGTCGCAGACGCGTTGAGATCTACCTCTCTGATCAAGAACGCAATTGCCTCGACAATCAAGCTGCCTCTCTCAAAATCACTCGCGGCCAACTAATTCGTGAACGTGCTCTCGGTGCTGTCGCCCCCTCACCCGTTGACCTCAGCACCTACCAACGCGCCATCGATAACGCAGCTCGAACCGTCTCCGGTATCCCACGCTGTCAACTCGAAGCCATCGTCGCTTCCGTCATCACAACCGTCGCCGCAGCCTGATTCCATCACCTTCGATGTCATCGGCATGGAACCAGCGACACAAGGCAGCAAGCGTGCCATGCCGAACGGCATCATGCTCGAAACCAATAAACGCCTTCGCCCCTGGCGCTCTCACATCACTGATGCCGCACTATCAACCAATCACCCTCTAACCACATCACCAGTCTCCATCTCCATCACCTTCCGCTTCCTACGCCCTAAAACCCACTTCAACAAAACCGGCCTATCTCCCAAAGCACCATCCCACCTAACCTCCAAACAGAAAGGCGACATCGACAAGCTATCCCGTGCGGTTCTTGATGCGCTTACTGGCACACTCCTTCACGATGATTCGCAGGTGGTTCAGCTCTCAGCCCACAAGCGCTACACCACCACCAACGAACGCCCAGGTGCACTCATCACCATCATCCCCCTCGCGGCAACCTAACCCAGCCAACCTTGGCACCATGGAACCATGGTCTGTCGTAGCTGAATACCCCTACACCGGTGAACCATTCGGTCTCGTCTTTAATGACGACTCCACCATGGCCGAAGCTGAATACATCGCCCGTCAACTCCTCTCCACCTTCCGTCTCACCGGCCTCTACCTACCCACTGCCGCTCAAGACAACCTCGAAGGTAACTACGTTTTCATCTTCACCGTCTCACCTGAAACCCTCCCACGCATGGGTACCATCTGGGCCTACAACCTCGCAGACGCTGAACTGCGCCTCGAAGTCCTAGCCTCTGATGGCACACTCTTCATGCCCTCCCCCGGTTAAACTCCGGCCATGGCAAAAGAGCGCGGACACTACAAACTCAACGCCAACTTGATCGAAAAGGCAGCACGACTCGCTGCTTTGGGTTGGTCGCAGCGCAACATCGCTGAAGCCTGTGGTGTAAGCGAATGGCAGTTCAGCGAATGGATGAACAACGCTGTTGGACCCGAGCCCACAAAGCTTGAAACCCAATTATCCCAAGCCATTCAAGAGGCTGCCGCAGAAGGCGAGGAAGCCCTTGCCGCCAAAATCGCCAACGGCGACACCCGCGACGCTCAATGGCTCCTCACTCACTCAGCACGCTGGCGTGATCGCTGGTCCGATGCAGCCGCCACTCGCCGTGAAGTGCTCAATACCCTCACCACAGTCGTACAGATCATCCAGCAGTCCGAACTGACACCAGAGCAGCAGGACCGTCTCTTGCTGCAAATGCAAGCCGCAGGCCTTGGCTCAGCTTCTTGATCCAATCGCTGCAGCGCGAGCTCAACTCAAGCTCACCACCTCTGGTGCTTATGCCGCAGCGCCTTCAACTACTGCTGTTCTAGAGCGCATCAGGAACAGCTTGTTGCCTCATCAACTTGACTTCTGTGATGACACCAGCCATCGCAAACTTGGCCTGGTGTGCGGGTTTGGTGCTGGTAAAACGCACGGGCTAGTCAGCAAGGCTGTGACGCTAGCTGCCATGAACATCGGCTACGTGTCAGCCCTTTTCGAGCCAACTGCACCGATGCTGCGCGACATCCTTGAGCGCACCATCAATGATCTCTTAGACGAGTGGCAGATCCCCTACACATTCCGGGCATCGCCTTTGCCTGAGTATGTCTTGACCTTTGCTGAAGGCGAGCACACGATCTTGCTTCGCACGATGGAAACATGGGGACGCCTCCGAGGGCAAAACCTCTGCGCGATTGGATTTGACGAGGCCGATACTTCCTCGCCTCGAATCGCAGAGAATGCTACCCGGATGGCCTTGGCCCGCTTGCGCTCAGGGAACATCCGTCAGTTTTTTGCTGCCACGACACCGGAGGGTTATGGCTGGGCTTATCACACCTTCCATCGTGATGCGAAGGAAGACACGCGATTAATCCAGGCACGCACCGAAGACAACCCTCATCTGCCGGATGATTTCATCCCAAGCCTTGAGGCCAATTACCCAAGCAACCTGATTGAGGCCTACCTAAACGGTCAATTCGTCAACCTCACAACAGGTCAGGTCTACGACCGTTTCGACCGTGACAAGCACGTCCAACCTGTCACCTGGGATGTCGATGAAACCATCCTGCTCGGCGTTGACTTCAACGTTGGCAACATGTCCGGCATCCTCGCCGTTCGTCGTGGCAACACCCTCCACATCTTCGATGAGATCAGCGGTGCCCATGACACCGACAGCCTTGCGCAAGAGGTGCGCCGCCGTTACGGCAAAGCACGCATCCTTGGCTACCCAGACGCCTCAGGCGCTGCACGCAGCACCAACAGCTCCCGCAGCGATGTAGCCATCCTTGAGGCCTACGACATCAACAACATGGCCCCCAAGGCCAACCCACCAGTGCGTGATCGCATCGCAGCGGTGCAAGCCCTGCTGGAGAACGGCAAAGGTGATGTGCGCCTCTTCGTTGATCCAAGCTGCAAGCGCACCATCGAATGCCTAGAGCTGCAGAGCTACAACGACAAAGGCGATCCAGACAAGGAAGCTGGTTTCGACCACATGAACGATGCACTCGGCTACATCGTTCACCGTTGCTTTGAAGTCGGACGTGCCACCAGCGGTAAAGCTGTGCGTGGTCTCAGGCTTTACTGACCGGAAACCTAGACCTAAAAGAACCGGTGCATACACTCGCTGCCACAACCAATCTGAACCTGGCCTTGACCACAATCAAGGATCTGCAGGTTCACGATCCAGGCATTGCTTGGCAGCGCATGGAACCGCGCTGGCGGCTCATCGAGCAGCTCAGCCTTGGCACCTTGGGTATGCAAGCTGCAGGCCGCCGCTATCTGCCGCAGGAACCCAAGGAAGAGGAGGAGAGCTATCAGGCACGCTTAGCCCGTTCGGTCTGCCCGCCGTACATGCTGCGTCTTGAACAGATGCTGGCCGGCATGCTCACACGCAAGCCTGTGCGTCTGGACAACGTGCCAGACGTGATCCAAGAGCACCTGTATGACGTTGACCTAAGCGGTGCAGATCTGAACGTCTACCTGCAAGACCTTGCGCGTAAGGCCATCCGCTACGGCCACGTTGGCGTCCTGGTCGATTTCCCTCGTGGTGATGAAGGTGATGACTCACCAGTCACCGAATTTAGTCGCCCTTACTGGGTCAGCTACACACCACGCGACATCCTTGGTTGGCGCACTGATGTGGTCAACGGCACACAGCAGCTCACGCAGCTTCGCCTGCGTGAGCAGGTCGTCGTGCCCTACGGCGAATTTGGCGAAGAGCTCGTTGAACAGGTCCGTGTCCTAGAGATCGGCCGCTTCCGTCTCTACCGCAAGCAAGCTTCCCAAAACCGTGACTGGGAACTGATCTCCGAAGGCACAACAACCCTCGATCAAATCCCGTTCGCCGTGGCCTACGCCAACCGCATCGGCATCCTCGAATCCACCCCGCCACTAGAGGAAGTCGCCTGGCTCAATCTCAAGGCCTTCCGCGCTGAGTCTGATCAGGCCAACATCCTTCACGTTGCTGCCGTACCTCGATACAACCTCTTTGGTGTACCGGCAGAAGTCGATGAGCTAGAGGCTGGCCCTAACTCGGCTATGGCATTCCCTGTTGATGCCCGCGCTGAATTCACCGAACCCACCGGCACCAGCTATCAAGCGCGCTTCACCGAGCTCGACCGCATCGAAAAGCAGATCGCTGAGCTGGGCCTCGCTGCTGTCTTGGGTCAGAACATGACCAACCAGGCTGCCGAGTCCAAGGCCATTGAACGCAGCCAAGGTGATGCTGCGCTGCAAGCGGTAGCCATCGGCCTTCAGAACCTGATCGATAGCTGCCTGCAGTTCCATGCGGCCTACCTGAACCTGCCAACCTCTGGCAGCAGCATGGTCAACAACGACTTCGTCGCTCGCACCCTTGAGCCTGCTCACG